GTCTTGATATTTTAGGATTAAATCCTAATAGATAAGTATCTTCATCAGATATGTTTCTTAAAATATTGTAACATTTTCTTGGATGTAAAGGTTCTTTAATTTTTCTTTTGGTGTCTGTAGTTTCTCCTGTATTTTCATCTATTGCAATTGATCCTACTTCTCTTTCCAAGAAAATATTAATTGAAGCTGTACTTTCTTTTACTTCTTTAGTTACTGTTGATACTGGTGTACCACAGTGCTGACAATATGCATTAGTTTTACTAATTTCTCGTAGTTCTTTTAATCTAAACTTTTCTTTTTTTTTCATAATTTTTTCTACTACTTTACTACTTTTTTCGATTATAATATTTGTGCATCTAAAGCATATACATTGTAATACTGTTTTTAGATTATTTAAAAAACCAAAATGATAGACAGGTTCTGATAGTTCTGTATGACCAAAATGTCCTGGACATTCATTAGAATTTAATCCACATGTAGTGCAATTTAGATATGGATCACATGTACCCAATCTAAGATCAACTAACCCACCTTTCTTTGGTTCATAATTATCATATGATTCTGGAATATTTATTCCAAAAGGATCTTTTCTCACTGCAGAATATTTCTTTACATCTTTATTTGTTAAGATAGAAAAATCAACACTTTGAATTGTATTTATATCCTCCGTATAGTATTTGCTGTTTAAAGACATTATTGAATTAATGTAATAAGCCTTTAGACAAAGATTATTAAATTCATTTTTTTTTATTATCTATTGTGTTTTTGCTTTGAATCCTTGATAATTTCACACAAAATGGTAATATATTTTCTAATTATATCTATATGAGTAAATATATGAAGTTGAATGATAATCCTATTGTAATCTTCGATCACAATAGTAGTATGGAAAATTTAAAAACTTATAAAAAAAATATAAAATTTATTGAAAAATTTGATGCTTTTGATTCAGACAGTGATTTTTGTTTATTGTCACCTGAATTAAAAAAAAATTCAAATAATTTGATCGAAAATTTTCAATTATCAGATAATAAATTTGTTAGTAAAACTATTAATGGTTTAACTGTAGTTGCAAAAGGTGCTGATGAAATTGCAGGGAAAATGAAAAATTCAATGAGTGGTATTATTGGATCTGCTATTGGAAATTTACAAAAACCAGAATTTAAGAATAAGGTAAAAAATATTGTTGATGATTATTCAGCAATCATAGTTGATTCAATATCTAGAACTTTAGCTGATCCTTCTCATCAACATAAAGTAGATGAATATATTGTAAAACCATTTTGGGATCTTTATATTATTCCATTTATAGATATGTATGTTATATTTCTTATTATGTATTATGTTATTTTTATGACTACTATGATTTGGATTAGAAAGAATACATAAAAATTGAAAAATAAAAACTTATTTTCTACCGTTACAAATAACTAATAAATTTAATAATGGTATTAACAGAAACTATTGAAAGAGACAACGTAAAAATAAATTTTATATTAGGAAGAAATGCAAAAGATAATCATGATATAATAGATAATTCTTATCCAGATAGTTTATGGTTTCATTTGGATAATGTACCATCTGGACATTGTATTTTAGAATCAGAATCAGGATCATTAGTACCTTTTGATGAAGATATTTATTATGCAGCTAATTTAGTAAAATCGTATAGTAAATGTAAAAATAAAAAAAATACAAAAGTTATCTATTGTTGTATTAACAATATTAAAAAAGGTAAATCCAAAGGTGAAGTAATAATATTAGATATTAATAAGACTAAATTTGTTATTGTTTAGAATCAACAAAGTTGGTCAACAAAGTTGGTCAACAAAGTTGGTCAACAAAGTTGGTCAACAAAGTTGGTTCTGTTTATGTGTTTGCACTCCAAATTATGTCGTTTTCTTATTTTTATTTATTTTCTATTTTAATTTAATTAAAATGATGAATGATTTTTTTAATGATATGCTAAATGTCGTTATGAATGAAGCCAATAAAAAAGAAAATATCGACAAATTTAATATTATATTAGACCCTTATATAAAAAAGATAGAAATGAAATTTTATTTTTTTATTATTCTATTGTATTCAATTTATATTGTTACTTTGGGAATAATTATTTATATTTTATTTTATTACAAATCTAATATTGTTAATAATGCTAGTAATTTTAGCAATGTTTTATCTGAAAGTAGTACTAGTAATTTAATTTAATAATATTTTTATTTTCTACAGAAAGATATATATGAATTTAATATTATATTATTCAACAATTTGTTCTATAATTTATTATGGATTACCGATGATAGGATCATATACTGAAGATCCTCTTCTTCAAAAACTATATTTTTTGATTTGTATGTTAGGTGTTAATTACGTATTCTTTTTATTAAGTGGAATATTATCATCGTCCAGTAAAAAGAGTTGGTCAGAAATTACTGATAAATCTTTTTTAGGATCCTTTGCTGTTTTATGTGGATTATTAATTTACTATGATCTAGATGATAATGACGTTGTTTCTAAAGTTTTACCACAAATAAATGATTTTTATACTGAAAAATGGTTTTCACTGTTGGTTATTATGTTGCCTATGGTATTTTTATCTTTAGTTAAGATTTTATTTTCTGATCCATAATTGTAACTTCCAGGACGCGAATGAATTTAATAAAAATATGTAAAATTTTTAGTAAATTTATTTTCTCTAAAATTTATATAATGAATAGAAATAATATATTTAATTTTGTAAAATATGCAATTTTTGCAGGAATCTTATATTTTATCATGAAAAAAATACCTTCAATTAATATTAGAGAATACGAAATTCTTATGCTTGTCGTAATTATTGGAGCAGGTTTATATTCTTATGAATGTTTACTTGAAGGTTATTATCAATCATCAAAGTTAAATAACGATAGTTCAAAATTAGAAAGATTCAATTCTGATTCAAAAAATACTTTAGATAATACATTAGAATTAGATGTTGACATAAATGATAAATATCAAAAATTAGATAAACCTTATTCAATTAGTAATGAAATTATACAAAAAGCCAGAGATGCAGCAAATAAAAAAAGAAAAGAGGAAGAAAATTTGTTAATTACAATTGAAACTATTAAAAAAGCAAAAAAAGAAAAAGAAGATGCTAAAAAATTAAAAGAAAAATTATCAAAAAATATTAATAATTTAACAGATATTAAAAGTAAATTAAATAACAAAATAGATAAACAAAATATGATTATTGATACTAAAAAAGATGCCTCTTCAGCAAAACTAAAAAAATCAAAATACAAAAATAAATTAAAATCTGTTATAACTGATATTAAAGATAAAAAAAATAAATTTAATGAATCTATAAATGAAATAAATGAAACAAATAAAATTATAGATTTAGCAAAGGAAAAAATAAATAAATCTAAGGAAATAATTAAATCTGAGTCAAATAATATTAATAAATTAAAATTAAAGATGTCGAAAAGCAATAATCTTCCAAACTTTAAAATTAACAAAAACAATATTCAACATGATGAAAATGTAGTTCCACTTTCAGAAGATAGTAACTTTTACGGAATTAATGATATATTAGACAGTACTCCTTTGGGAAAATTAAGTAATAAGTTAATTAGTACTAAAAAATCACTTGATAATATTAAAAAAGGAGTATTAACAGGAGATATACCTAACTATGATTTGATTGACGAAGAAATTGATGGAATTAATGATGATTTTATTAATAATGATCTTGCAAAGAAGAATATAATCAAAGTAAATAATAAAATTGATAGAAATCCTGATTTTTTACAAAATGATTTATCAGAAAATACAAATAAAAAAATAATGTATGTTGACGATGAAAATATTTCCGAAGATTCTATTTTTATAAATCCTAATGATGAAGTTAGTGATTTAAATTTGTCAAAGAATTTTTCTTCCAGAAATAAATTGATGAAAGAAAGATCAGAAATAAATTCAAAATCTAATAATAAAAATATAAATAGAATCAATTTTGTAGATTCTAAACAATTTAAAAAATTAAAAAATAAAGTTAATTATAAAATAAATGAGGAAAGTGAAGAAAGTGAAGAAAGTGAAGATAGTGAAGAAAGTAATAAAAATATGCCTTTAGTTCAAGATTCTGTCAATTTACCAGTAGCTGTAGATATAAAAGATAGAAATAAATATTCAGGTGTAAAAAGTTCATCAAGTATAAAATCCAAAAAACAAAATCAATTAAAAGACATGGAAAAAAATAAAAGACAAATAAATAATATGGTTTACAGAGATAAAAATGTTGGAGTTTTCAGTGAAGAAATAGAAAAAAATGTAGATAGTGATATTAAAAAATTACATAATGAATTAATAAATCCTAACACATTAAATCCTGAAGATTTAAGTAAATATGGATTAAATAAATTTGATATCCAAGATGAAATTGCTGGTAATTCTGGAATTAAAGATTATGATGATGTATTTCAAGAATCTAATTTTAAACTTATTAATGATTTAGATAATAAAGGTATTGTAAGAAAGAAATATAAAAGTACTGAACCTAAAGTTTTAAGAATCGAAAATGCTTTTATAAAAGGAACAAATGATTCTCAAAAAATTTTAGTTGATCCATCTACTGGCATGGAAATTAAGATCAATAACTTAGAAGATGATTATGTAAAAATAGATAAAAAAACAGGAAAGAAATATGTTATTGTAGAAAATGATGAAGAACCAGGCAGTGTAAAGAAAATTTTTATAGATAATAATAGTAATACTACAGAAATTGTAGTAGATCCAAGAAGAGTTAAATTGAATAAGTATAAATCAAAACAAGTAACTAAAAAACCTAATTTATTATCTATGGGTGATACTTTAGGTTTAGATATGGGTGATACTTTAGGTTTAGATATGGGTGATACTTTAGGTTTAGATTTAGATATTGATGATATTGCATATATAAATCCTACTAAATCGAATATTAAAAGAAAATCAGTTGATAACAAATCAATTTATAAGAAAAAGTCTTCTTCTGTTGATAGTGTTTTAGATGAATCAAAATTTAATGTTCCCAATAATTATGAAATGAAATATAATAATAAATTAAAAAAGAGAGATATAATTTCAGAAAAAAAAGGTGTTATTTCCAATTTGATAAAAAATGCAAGAATGAAGTCAGAAAAGGTTATTAATGAAAAAAAATTAAATAAAAATATGAAAGTAGTTAAGAAAGTAATTAAAGATATTGATGATATTATGATTCAACAAGATGAATCAGAAGAATCTAAAGAATCTAAAGAATCTAAAGAATCTAAAGAATCTAAAGAATCTAAAGAATCTAAAGAATCTAAAGAATCTAAAGAATCTAAAGAATCTAAAGAATCTAAAGAATCTAAAGAATCTAAAGAATCTAAAGAATCTAATAGAAAATCAAATTCTTCTTTAGAAATATCTTTTAAAATTAAAAATGTAGATTACTATAAAATTCCAAAATCTAAAAAGCTATCAATAATTCAAGATGTGAAAGCAAGGTATGCAGTTAATTTAGGAATTTCTAGAAATTTGATTGAAGTTGAATTACTTCCTGGATCTTTGGTAATTAATGTCAGAATTAATTTTTCTAAAGCAAATCTAAACAGGAATGTAATTGCAAAAAAGATGATAGAATATAATAAAAGTGTAAAAGAAGAAGTAATTAATACAGTATCTAATGTTTTAAATATTAAATCAGTAAAAATAGATAATACACATCCAGATATGGTTATTAAAGAAATTGAATTGAAACCTAAATTAAATATGATATCTGATCAAAAACCTAGATCTAAAATAATTACAAATACAAAAAGAATAAATAATACGATTAAAGAAGAATCAGAAGACGTGATAGATGAAGACTCTGAAGATTCTGAAGATTCTGAAGATTCTGAAGATTCTGAAGATTCTGAAGATTCTGAAGTTTCCGAAGATACAGATGATGTTATTCCGATTATACCTGATCAACCTGTAGCTAACACTTTAGATGGTATTTCACCACAAAATGAACTTAGACAGTTACAAAAGAGTAGAGGGCCAAGACCTGTACCAAACCTACCTAAAATTCAAGCTACTGTGAAAGCAAAATCAAATAAAGAACTAATTAATGAAATAGAGAAAGAAATGGAAGAAGAACCAACTGAACTAGCTGGAGGTCTTAGATTAAGATCTAAAACTGAAATAAAAGAAATTCAAAAGGAAGTTAGAAAAGCAGAAACAAAAAATGCAATTAAAAAGTTAAAAGATAATATTGAAGGAAAACCTGTTTTTAGAACTAAAGAAGAAAAAGTTAAATATCATAGTCACGATGTTGTTCATGATGAAATATCAACAGTAAAAAGAAACTTGTTAGATAAAATTGATGATTTAAAGGATAATATTAAAAGTAATAATAAAACAGAAACTGTAACAGAAATAGAAAAAAGAAATGTAAAATTATTATTAAAGGAATTATTATCACATAAGATATTAAATTTGGAAGAAGTTGATGAGATATATTCATCAGCAAAGAAAGGCGATGTTAATTTAGAAAATTTAATAAAAGCTCTTGAAAAATTAAGAGATTCTACAACAAAAAAGTTCAAAGATTCTGGTAGTGTTTCTGGTAGTGTTTCTGGTAGTGTTTCTGGTAAAAAATCTTCTTATGGTGATATGAAATATGACGAGTTACCTATTGAAAAAAGAACTCCACTTGGAGATCAATTACCACCTGATGATTGGGATAACCAGTATACATTATTAAATACAGATAAATGGTCAGTACCTCAAAGAAAGCCACCACTATGTATAGCAAGTAATAATATGGATCCGTTACCATCAAATGAATCAGGTTATCCAATGTTATTAAAAGAATGGGATAATTCAAGGGTAATATCAAATACATATATTAATAAAAAATGGGCGAATGATCAAATTGATACATCAGATAATTAAGTAGATTAGTTTAAAGAAAATTTTAATATTTCATTTATAATATTATGAGTGAAATGTTTGAATCCAAAGAAATTATATTAGGAATAGATTTTGGTACAACGAACTCCGTTATAAGTTATTTCGATAAAGGGCCTCAAGTTTTAAAAGATGGTATTAATTCTTTAATTCCAAGTAAAGTATATTTAGGTGAAAAAAAATATTTTGGAAATAATATTCCGAATATAAATTTATTTGCTAAGCAAAATGAAAATATTCCATTATTTGAAAATTTTAAATCAAAAATTGATGATACAGGATGTACATCAGAAATCAATAATATAATTTTACTTTATTTTAAATATTTATTCAGTTTAGTAAAAGAATTTTTTAATAAGTATAATGATCCAAAGTTTGAATCTGTTTTAACTGTTCCTTCTAATTTCAATGATATTCAAAGGAATATAGTACTTGAGAATGCAAAGAAAGCAGGATTTAATATAATAAGATTAATAAATGAACCAACAGCAGCAGCATTTGCATATGGTTTAGATTCAAAAGATTATATAGAAGAAAATATTTTAGTGTTTGATATTGGCGGAGGTACTTTTGATGTATCTTTATTAGAAGTTGAAAAAGGAGAGTCTGGATCATATTTTGAAGTTGTAGAATCTTTTGGAATGAATGATTTAGGAGGAAATAATTTTACTGACTGTTTGTATGAATATATAACAAGACTTTCTAAAAATCTTTCAAAAAATCATAATTTTGATTATAAGTTAATAAGAAAAACAGAGTTATGGAAAAGATGTAATAAGGCAAAGGAAAAACTCTGTTTCTTAAAAAAAGTTATATTATCAAAAAGTTTGGAAAAGAAAGATATGATCCCTGTGATATCTGATCATCATGAAAGTAATGATATATTTACTTTTGATATTAATAATACAAAAGATATATGTAGAGATCTATTGAATAGAATAAAAAATGATGATAGAATTTTAGATATTAAAAATAATATAGAAAATGGAGATATAAAACTAAGCAAAATTTTATTAGTAGGAGGTTCATCAAAATTAATTATTATACAAGACTTGATTTATGAATTATTTAATATTAAACCATTTGTGCACAATCAATTACAACACGTTGTATCTTTAGGTGCATGTTATTATGGAGCTTTAATAAAAAATAAGTTGGATAATTTTAATGATATTATTTTAATTGATACATTACCTTTATCTCTTGGTGTAGAAACAGCAGATGGAAATTTTTCAGTAATAATACCAAAGAATACCCCTCTTCCAGCAACAAGAAGTAGAAAGTACACTACAGATACTCCAGGAGACCACGAGGTAAAAATTGTAGTTTATCAAGGAGAGAAGAATGTAGCAAAAAATAATATTACAATAGGAGAAATAAATTTTGATAAAGTATCGCAAACTACGAATCCAGTTATAAATATATCTTTTAAAGTTGATTTGAATGGAATAATAAGTGTTTGTGTAGAAGATACGAAAACAAATGAAAATAAAAATATTTTGATCAAGTGTAAAATAGAAGTAGATGAAGAATTTGAGGAGTATGAATCATTTGAATCAGAAAAATTAGATGAAGAGGAGGCAAAAATATTAAATCTTTGTTATAAAATTAAGAATAAAGTTGAAAATTTGTTAAATTCAGATCATTTTAGTTCTGACAAAAGCGCTGCTTTTGAAACTAATTATTATGAATCATTATATGAATCTATTGTTGATGGTAATGATATTCCTTCAGTACCAGAACTAGTTAAAATAGATAAGGAATTAGATGAAAAATATTTTTTACTAATTAATAATAACTCAACTAATGAGATTACTAACATTCACCAGGGTGAAAATGAAGATGATAATAGTTATTTGGATATTGACAAAATAATTATTGATGAAAAATTAGAAACTTTAAATTCAAAAATTGATTTTTATTTAGGAAAAGCGGATGATTTAAATGATGAATTTAAAAAAGAATGTTTATTAGAAATTTTAGAAAATTTAGATAATAAAAAGTTAATAACTCAAAAATTTATTGATGAAAAGCTACAATACATTTACGAGTTATTTTCTGAAGATTCTAAAGATGAATTAATTAATTTATGTAATTTTTTAAGAACTGGAATAAATAATAAAGAGATACCAAATAATGAAGAATTAAAAAATATAATTGATAAAAGTCTATCTAATATTGATCTATTTTCAGGAAATTCTTCTTATTTAGAACAAATAAATAAAATAAATAAAATATGTGAAAAAATGTGAAAAAATATCTAAAAATTAAAAAATATATAAAAAATGTTTTTTAAAATTTTATCTAAATGGTTATATACAATGGCTTTTTGTAAGTATACTTACGATCAAATTTTATTAGCTACTGCTACTGCTATCGGTGCTTATGGAGGTTTCCCAACCCCACCATCAAATGTTGCTAGATTTTTCCAAAATGAACCAGTTCAATGGTTTTTAGTATGGAATCTTATCTATCAAGGAGGATCTGGACAAGATCTTCAATTAGCTCTTCTTGTAACTTCTGCTATGTACGTCTTTCACAAAGCAGCTTCTATTAAAGCATAAATTTATTCTATATAAAATAAAATGATAAGTAGTTACTTATCTTTTTATTTATATTTTTTCGTTTTAATTAAAACTAATTAGTTTAAGCACTGTGTACAAGTTCATGCTTCTTTACTTTAGTAAGCTTGTTCTTGAACTTCTTAACGATGGTTCTGTCTTCACCTTTAGCATTAGAGATAGTGTATTCAACTGGGGTTTCTAGTTTTTGTCTTTCTCCGTTGTAGGTGTAAGTGGATCTTTTACTTCCTCTGGTAGATTCTCTAATACTGAATTGAATTTCAGGCTTAGGCTTCTTGGTTTCTCTGAAGTATTTAGAAAGAGCTTTGTTTGCAGCTTGATAAGGAGTTAATCCAGTGAATCTTCCTACATAAACTTCATTTCCTGGTAGTTGTACTTTGAATGATCTTACATTAGGTTTAGAATCACTAGCAACTTTTTCTTTCTTTGGTGCTGCAACTTTCTTTTCCTTTTTAGGAGCAGCGGTTTTCTTCTTCTTACCACCTGCTTCTTGTACTTCTACTTCTACTACCTTTTGTGCTTTTGGTGTTTTTGGTGCTTTTGGTGCTTTTTCAACTTTTACTTCAATTTCTACAGTCTCTTTCTTTGAGGACTTGGAACTGGTTTTAACCTGACTTTTCTTGGTGCTAACTGGCATATATACTTATTGTATACATTATATTTTTAAATCAAACTCACTCCTTATATTTTACTTTTTAAATGCGTTTCCTAATCTTTGATAACAATTAGTAATTTCAATTTGAATAAACCTATTATATAATTTATTAAAAAAAAATTAATTAATTAAAACGAATTTTATGTAAATTTAGAAAAAGGTGTAATTTTTTTTTATAAATCATGATATAATTATACAATGATCTATAATATGCAAAAATTAAAACTTTTCTTATTACAAAAAAGATACTCTAGTATTTGTAAAATAATTTCTTTGTTGCAGGAGCATGTAAATTTACTAATGAGTATAAATTATTTAGAATTAAGTAATAGAATGCAGATTCTAAATGATTTATTTGATATTACAAAAATATTAAACTCTAAATATAATGAATTTATAAATAATGAAATTTGTTATATTAAAAATTGTAATGAATCTGGAGATAGTATTACTGACTCAAGTTCAAATTTACAATCTAAAGATATATTAAATAATCAATCTGACAATAGCCTATTGTCAGATAATGAATCATTGTCTCATTTATTTGATTTGGATAATTATTTATTTAAAGGATTCTTTAATAAAGAAGAAACAGATGATCATTTGAAAGTATTTCCGATTGATGATCCACTAGATGAATACAGTAAAAAAATTTGTAATATGATTGAGGAATATGGGCTAGGCAATATAAATAATACAATAGAATATTATTTTGATAAAGAAAAATTAAACATTTTGAAAAATGAATATTCAGAATTATTTAATGAACTTGAAAGTTCAGTTACTTGTATTGGTATTGAAAAGATAGAAATTAATAAAAAAGTAAAATCAGATAATGAAGTAAATTTAAGTTTATTAGAAAATGATGGTTATTATTTAGAAAAGCCATCTACAATTATTAGCAATGATTATCTTGAAAGAACTAGACATTTGTATTTAAGATTTCCTGAAATTACGACTGATTCCGAAAATTCAACTAATTCTTCGTCTACTTATATAATTCTAATAAAATTATTATTTAAAAATGATTATTTAAGTATTAATTTGAAGTCTAGTCAAATTAATTTGCCTATACTGTATAAGAAAAAGAATGATATTTTGAATCTGACTAAAGATAAAAATCTAGAAAGTAAATTTGTAAAAATGTTTGTAAGATATGATTACATTGGCAACATATATAGTTATTCTGTAGAAAAATATGTAAAACATATAGAAGATAATTATAACAAATTTATGAATATTATTGGATTATCAATTCTAAATTTGATGAAAGAGTTCTTATCAAAAAATTCAAAAGTTAAAGATATGTATGACATAATATTTTTATTATTACTAGGTGATGATGAGAATTATGATGTCGCTGGTATTTTATTAGGATTACTAAAAGAAAAGAAAAATCAGGTAAAAAATATTTATAATTTGATTTATGAAAATCTAAGTTTCTATTTACAAAGTAAAGTTAAAAAGAGTTCATCATCAGTGCGAGATCAAATTGAAAAACTTAAAAAAATTAATGTTGATAATATAGATTATTCAAAACAACTTGTTACTAACAAAAATATACCAGAAAATGTAAAATCATTAACTATTGAAAAAATAGAAGAAATGAAATCTTTCAACAATGAATATTTTAAACAATTAACTTTTGTAAAACATATTATTAATTATCCATGGCCATCATTAACAGAAGATCAATTTTATAAAGGATTAAAAAATAATTCATCTAAAGCTCAGCAATATATAAAGAAAATTGAAACTAACTTATTAGATGCCTCTTATGGTCATGAAGAAGCTAAAAAATCTTTATTACAAATAATTGGAAAGTGGGTATCTAATCCTGGTTCTCAAGGAACAAGTTTCGGTTTAGTTGGTCCACCTGGTGTTGGTAAAACTCTTTTAGCAAAGAGTGTATCTAAAGCATTGGATATTCCTTTTGCTCAAATTACATTAGGAGGACAGAATGATGGAGAAATTTTACATGGACATGGTTATACTTATTCAGGATCTCAACCGGGTATGATTATTAAAAAAATGGTAGAAATGGGTAAATCAAGATGTATATTATATTTTGATGAATTAGATAAAGCTTGTAGTAAACACGGTCAAGTAAATGAAATTACTTCTATATTAATTCATTTAACAGATCCTAATATGAATAAGACTTTTCAAGATAGATTCTTTCAAGGAATTGATTTTCCTTTAGATAAAGTTATTATGATGTTTTCTTATAATGATTCATCTTTAGTTGATCCTATTTTATTAGATAGATTAAAGGAAATAAATGTAAGTCCATATTCATTAAATGATAAATTAGAAATAGTAAATAATTTTATTACTCCTGAATTAGTTAAATCTATAGGATTAGAAGATACTAAATTAATAATGAATAATGAAACTATTGAATATATAGTTGAAAACTATACTCAAGAAGCTGGAGTAAGAGATATTAAAAGAAAGATTGAAGAAATACTATTACATTTGAATTTAGATAAAATTTATAAAAGAGGATTCTTTTCTAAAAATGTAAAATCGATTAAAATTGATAAAGATCTTGTTTGTAAAATACTAAAAAATAATTATGAAAATAATACAACTGTACATGAAAAAGATGAAATTGGTATAATTAATGGATTATATGCAACTAGTAATGGTAATGGTGGGATTGTTCCTATTCAGATAGTAAAAAATATTATATCACATAATGATAAATCCGATGGTTTAATATTAACAGGTAGTTTAGGAGACGTCATGAAAGAATCTGTTAATTGTTCATTAACATGTGCAAAACAATATTTATTTAAAAAATATGGTAATAAAAAATCATTTATTGATATTGATAATTCCAAGAAAAAGATTTCATTCGAAGAATATATTTTTAAAGAGTATAAAAATGGATTTCATGTTCATACACCTTCTACATCAACACCAAAAGATGGACCAAGTGCTGGTTGTGCATTTACTTGTGCTTTTATATCAACTATTTTAAATAAAAAAATTAAGAGAGATATTGCTATGACTGGTGAAATTGAATTAACTGGTAAAATAACTAAAATTGGTGGATTAATTTACAAACTAATTGGAGCTAAGAAAGCTGGTGTAAAAGAAGTATTTGTATCTTCAGAAAATAAAAAAGATGTTGATGAAATAAAAGAAAAGTATCCTAAACTAATTGATGAAAATTTTAGAATAACATTTGTTAATTATATTGAAGATTTTATTGATAAAATATTAAATTAAATACTTTAGATTCAAAAGATACTTACACTTCTACTTCTATTTGATTTTTATTTTCTTCTGAGTAATCATCCAGTGAAAAAGCATCTGAATCACTATCATAATTATTCTTTTTATTTGATAAAGATTCACATGAATCATTATCATCATCTGTTAGTAGCATATTTGAATTTCCTTCAGTGTGATTTATTATAATTTTAGGTACTACCAAGTTTTCGTTTGTAATATCTAGTTTCTTTTTTGGAATTTGATTCCTTTTTTCAGTTACCAAATTTGTAATATTGTTCATCATAACAATATTATGAAAAGGATAAATTCTTCTATATGTTTTTGAGATTGTAACATCTGAAATTTTAAATACTTCTGAAATTTGTTTTTTACTTATATCTAATCTGTAAACTACTGAAACCATCAGAATACAACCTGCTGCTACAGATGGAGGTTCGTGTGTTGATGCTATGTCTAGTTTATGAATATTTGTAGATATATCTTTTGCTATTTGAATATATTCATCTGACAAATTTAATTTGCTAGCAAATCTATCTATGAAATCATAAGATCTAGAACTATTAAATTCTGTATTTAAACTCTCAATATCAATAAGTTCTAAAAATTTCCTACATCCTTTGTTGACGTTTTTAATTTCTAAATCATAAATATCTGCAATTTCTTTTGGACTTCTTGGTTCTCCTTGTAATTTACATGCATGAAATAAACATGCTGCTATCATTGATCTTAGATTGATACATCTCATTATTCTATTCTTTCCTATTCTTTTACCTTTTGTATGTTTGCAATCAGTAACTTTTTTGTATAAAATTTTAGCACTGTCTATTACTGTTTGTGAAATATTGTATAGTTTGCATTTTTTTTGAATTTTTGTTAGTGTTTCTAATAAACTTTTTTCTCTATATGGCATTTGCCCTTGCTTTTGTAAATTACTTAATTTACTAAATCCTCTTGCTCTAATTTTAGTACCTAGTGCAGATTTTGGATAAAAATAGTTTGATGGACAACCATACCTTGATGAACCTTCTAAATCATTATTAAATTCTGGAATTTCATCAAATAGTTCACTATTTACTAATCCACAATCTTTGCATATTTTCTCTCCATTTTGATTTTTTACTAAAGTATCTGATTTACAATTTAAACATATATTTATATTTTGTTTGTTTGAATCATCATCCTTTAAATTATCTACTGATTCATCTAAATCATCAGTAATAAGATCAATATTTAGTAGAAGTTTATCGATATCACTATCTGTCATATCCAAATACATATCTGTTTTTTTATCTAAACTCATTTAACTAATAGGTAAGGTAAAGTTTGTTTAAATCGAAATATCAATTTTTTATTTTTAATTAAGGAAAATTTAAAAGAATTATAATTTTTATTTAAATTTTTTATAAGTAAATAAAAATTTTAACTATATTGCTCAATTTGGTTTTTAAACATATAAAAAAATTATTTTATTTAATTCATTTTTTTATATATAAAAATTTCTAAGAAAATAATGGTAGTTTTAGATTTTTTTTTCTATATCACTTTATATATGCTTAAAGATAGTCAATTCTCACACATCCTAATTCTTTTAGTCTTAGGCTATTTAATTTTTTATTTGACATGTCCTGAAACTAAGGTTGCTGAAAGCAACCCTTCAAATAATTCTGAACCAGTTGGAGTTCACGAAGGATTCGCATCTGATAAAGATTATGATCAAGAAAATTTTGGAAGTAATGAAGAAAATGAAGATCACGAAGATCATGATGTAGATGATGAAACTGATATTGAAGTTCCAGAAATTAATGATATATCTGAAGAAGAAGAACAAGATGTATCCAGTAAAGTTGATGAAACTACTACTGATTTCCAACCAAATGTTGATAGTGAAGATGGGGCTGATGTTAGTGTTGCTTTTGATAGAGCTGTACCAAAAGGTGTAGACACTAATACTATTGATTTTAATAAAAATGTTTTAAAAAAATATGATTCAAAAGCTTATCTTCCACAAGAAATTCAAGACAAATGGTTCGACACAGATTTTACTCAAGCAAAATTCAAAATGAATAATGATAAATTAATTAACACTGATAAATACGTCATTGGTGTTGATACTGTAGGACAATCATTAAAGAATGCCACATGGGATTTAAGAGGTACAATTGCTAACCCTAAATATGCAGTATCTCCATGGAATAATTCAACATATGAACCTGATTATAATTTGAAAGCATTATGTTAAAAAAATAAAAGCATTTTGTTAATTAAACACTTAAAGACCAAGAATTTTTATCTAATATATACTAATATGTCAGATAACAATCCTGAAATTCAAAATAAAGTAAACGATTCATTTAAAAAAAATGTAAAAAAATGGTTAGCTATTGATGATGAAATAAGAAATATTAGAGCTAGAACTAAAGAATTAACTAATGAAAAAAAAGATTTTGAAGACAATATTTTAAAGCATTTAGAAGTTGTTAAAGAAAAAGAATTTTTAGTTCCTGGTGGTAAATTAAGAAAAAATGTTTATAAAACTAAAGCTCCTCTTACAAAAGAATCAATACAAAAAGCATTAACAGATATTATTAAGGATAAAACACAAGCAACTTCAATGACAGATCATATAATTAAATCAAGACCTATAGTTGAAAGAACAAATCTTAAAAGAACTAAAAATAAAACTAATGAAGATAACTAAAATGATAAATCATTCTTTAAATTTTCTGTTAGGTTATTTTCATATTTAATTTCTTTATTATAAATAGTACTAATACTTGATTCTGTCCAATCCTTATTTCTATTTTTAATTTCATATTCATTTAGTAAATCTGCAACTTCATAATTTTTAAGAGTATTAGGTTTTGTAAAGTTCTCAATAATTTGTCCATTTTCATCATAAAAATAAATAGGTGCAGGGTTATCTTTAATCTTTTTTAATTTTGCATTTAACAAACTAGCAGATTTTCCAGTTCTTGCCTGTACTATAAAATCAGTAACTTTTCGTTCATATTGATCTTTATCAAATTTTCTAATTCCATTTTTATGTACAGCCTTATATCCAAATGGAGCTTTCCCAAATTTATGTCCTCTTTCCTTCCTAATTTTATTTGAATCTCTTGATCTTTTACCAAGTGTTTCTGATTCAAACTGTGCTTCTGATATTTTTGTTCTAATGATGTGTGTGTGTGTTTCATTACATGTACTTACATTTTCATCTATAAAAAAGAAATTAATATTTTTCTTTTTAGCAAGTTCAATATATTTTAAACCGTTCGTGATATTTCTTGATAATCTGCTAACATTTTTTACATAAATAATTGCGTTTTCTGTATTACTGATTAAATTTTCTAGAACCTTTTGTTTTCCATTATAAGCTGATGTGACTTCTGAATAACTATTATTCAAAACTATCCCAATACTATTTAAGTAATTGAGACAAATCGCATTTTGAACATCAAGGCTTTCTGGACCCTGTGAATTTGTAGAAACTCGAGTGTAAATAATATGATTCATTATTATATTATTATATAGAAACAATTATAATTATAATCAATTTTTTTATAAAATAAACATATATTTTAGTTTAAAAAAATGTTTATTATTATAGTTATATTAATTTTATTTGCATAATGAAAATAATATATTATCTCGAAGTAGCTCAGTTGGTAGAGCATAGGACTGTAATGGTTTTTTAACTGCAAAACCGTTGGTTTATGTCAGTATATCCTAGGGTCGTCGGTTCGATTCCGGCCTTCGAGAAAAAAAATACTAAAATTATATTATTTAGTATTTTTTCTTTGCATCTTAATATTTTCTATTCAAAATTTTTCTGATTTTATCCATTTCTTTAGTTTTCCTAGTTTTACTACATCTTTAAAGTTATTATGATACTCTTCTGGAGGTAGACTAGAAACTTCTGAGATAATAACTTTATTTCCTTGATAATCTTCATAGTAATTTACCCTGAATTCTTTATTATTCATTTCTTTATTATTCATTTCTTTATTATTCTGGAGTTGTGTCATTGACATATATCCGTAATAAGTTTCTTCTTTATTAACCATTTAATATAACTTGGATAATTCTAAATTAATTAATATTTTTCAATTTTTATTTTATTAAGAAATTAAAATCTGGTTTAAATGAATATTCATTTTTGAACTGTATTTG